TAATCAACCGATTATTGACGGATAGGTCAATGCCCATAAACACCCGCACAACGTCCCCAAATTGCCCCCCAGAGCCACCACGCTTGCCCTTGCGGCCCCCTGCTGTGGTTGCCCTTGGTGCTATCGTTATTGCGCTGCGCAAGTCGCCTTCGTCTGTCGGAGCCATGCGCTGCGCTGTCATGACCATCATGTCACCTGCTTTTGTAAGGGACCGAATGGCTATGTTCTTTCGCGTCGCCTCTTTCTCAATCTTGCCTAGTGCGTCCTCAAGTTCTTTGAAGCCTTTTGTTTTAACCGTTATCACCGGCCACCGCGTCAATTCTCAAGCCGCGCTGTCGCCCTATTTCCTGCACCCCGTTGATTTTGTAGCGCGTTCCCGAATATTCCAGCTCCCATGTGGCGTCCATCGTGCGGGTCAGCGTGTCGCTATGGACCTCGAACACCACCGGCAATTTTGCCTCGCGGCCTGCGTTTTCAAAAACCTCGCGCGCCATAGCCGGAATATACCGAGCCTTGCGCGTCCCTTGGCTGGTCATTGGGCCGGGCGTTGTCGTGTAGCCGTCATCAACCCCCGCGCCCGGTGCGAACAATTCGATTAAGCGGTCAAACTGGCCCAGCTTCACAGTCTCAATGCCCTATGCGGCCGGCAAAGCGCCTCGACAGCCAATGCGATTTCCTGCGCTGGCCTTTCGCTTGCGGCCTCGCGACTGCTGAAATAATGACCAATAAGCAAAAGTTGCGCGGAAACCAGATCAGCCGGAACGCTTGCCAGCCCAGCTTGATATGTTACCAATATGCCCGCAGGAGCGCCAACAGCGGGCCAAGACTCATTCAAAGCAGGATAAACCTCACCAGCCACCAATCGCGGCCCTGTGACCGCCTGGCTTGCCCCGTCGCTGTCCAGATACGCAACGCTCGTCACGCTGGCCACCGGCAGAACGTCCAAAACCAGCGGCGTCTGGAAACTGTCAAATGATTGCGTCCGCGCCGCCACAGACAGACCCTTGCTTGTATAGCCCTCGACATAGGCCTGAGCCGCGTCGATATATTGCTGGATTAACGCGTCCCTGTCGGATCCGTCATATTCCAGATGCTCTTTAGCAAGGGCAAGCGTTACCATTACAGTGCGACAATCGCGCCGGTTGTATTGCTAACGGCAACGCCGGACACGCCGCTGTTCGCTGCCATCACCGCGCAAGTGATGACCGATCCTGCATCAGCCAAAACCAATGTATATGTTGCTGCCGTAGCGCCTGCGATAGCAACGCCGTCCCGCTTCCACTGGCGGGTATATGCTGGCGTATTCGACCAAGTGCCGGTTGAACAAGAAAGGATCTGGCCTTGCGTTTGTGTGCCGGTGATTGCGGGCGAGAGCGAATTAACCGGCAGTTTTACCGCAGCGTCTGCCCGCCTGCTTGCTGCCTTGCGGCCCGCGCTGGTATACCGTGATTTCTGCGCCATTTATTTACCCCTTCTTTTGCTTGGCCGGTTTAGCATCAACCGATTTCTTGACCTCGGTAGCGAGACCGCGATCTATCAAATCCTTGGCCGTTGCGTCATCAACTTCAAATTCTGCGCCGGGCATAAGATTATCCGCCTGCACCGCGCTGATGTGGATCGTGTCTTTTGCTTTAATTTTCATCATAAACTCCTTTTTGGATCAACGCCGCAGCGGCAGTCTAAAAAAGAGGGGAAGGCCGAAGCCCTCCCCGCAATATTTAGGAAGTCAGATCAGTGATCTGGTCGCTAAAGTCGCCTTTAACGAACGCTTCAGGACGGTAAACTGCAAGGGCAAGCCGTTCTTCAGCAAGGATCGTTACCAAGTTCTTGCGGAAGTTGGTGTCGTCCTCCGTGCTGATTTCAACTGTCGCGTCTGCGCGGTCAAAAATCTGCGCGCCCATGCCGAACGCACCGACAAGGAACTTCTCAAGCGTCATGGCCTGAGTTTCAACCACCGGCAGACCCCACAAGCGCGGCTGTGCCGAATCCTGTGGATTGCCGATGATATAAGCGCCAGCCGTGTCCTTCGTGGTTTCGATACCAGCCCAATCGATCGGGTTAAGCACCACGCCGTTAGGCGGGAACTCAGCCAGAGCCGCTTGCAACATTGCAATGCGGATGACGTCGATCTTGGTCGGTGCTGCCACAATAGCAAGGTTGGCAGTGGATGCCGTCGCCTGCGTGTAGACGCCGTTCAAGTCCGTGCCAGTGCCGCCGCCGTTCAAAAGCTGGTTTTCCTCGACCAGTTTCAGACCGTAGCGAAGCCGCCCATCGATATACGATTGAAGCATTGGCGCATCGTCAAGAATTTGACGGGTTGCCAAAACCCAATGGGCAATCGTGGAAACCGAGGTGGTCACAATGTCGAATTTGATTTCCGACTGTGGTTTCGCCGTGCCGCCGGTTTCAGTGTGCGTTGCGGCACTATTCGTGAACCCGGTTTCTTTCGGATACTGGATGGACGAACTAGAAGTCCGGCCAGGCATCAAAAGATCGCGGATGGTCAAGCGCCGTTCAACAGCAGGCACAAGACCTGCGCGCTGTTCGACAACCAGATCACCAGCAGAACCGTCTGCATCGGTAGCCAGACCCGAGATAATAGCCTTGGTTTCAACAGCAACCCGTGCGCCGGAGCGTGGATTAGCCATCAAAGCCTTGACGCCTTCATCTTCGATAAACTGATAACCGGCAGTTTGACCACGTTCGGACTTGCTATGTCCGGCAGCGTCAATCTTTTGTTCCAGTTCATCCATGCGGGTTTTTGCTTCGGTCAGGCCGGTCATGGCTTGGTCGGCAAGTTCCTTGGTTGCGGTTGAAAGCTCTTCGCCAGATTCAATCTTGCCAAGTGCATCTGTTGCCAGCGCCTTGACTTCATCGAACTTCTTTTCAAACGCGGCTTTGGTTTCGGACGCGATTTCCGCGACCGATTTGTTTTCTGTAGTCATTTTAAATTATCCTTTTATTCGCCTGTCATATCGACAATTTCAGCGCCCGCCATTGCGGCAAAAAGCGCTTCGGTTGGATTATCAGGCTCCCCCTGATCTATCTTAAGACCGTGAACGCGGATTGCCCGCTCGGCCTCGCTATTGGAAAGGTCAAGATACTGCTTGAAAACCTTTTCCATTTCGCGCTCAGACAGCCGATCCCCGGCTGCAATCTTGTCGCGCAAATCTTCAATTTCTTTAACGCCTGAAATCAGCGCGTTTCCATTCATGCCAATGGCAACCAACGAAACCTCGTGCAAAAACAGTTCGCTTAATTCCCGAACCTTGCCGGACATCCGCTTTTTGACCGCGTCATAACCAATCGACAAAGCGGACAATGCGCCATCTTTCGCCAGTTCGTAAGCCTCGCCGCCATCGCGCGTCTTTGTGCTGATCTTGCCGTGAACCTTTAGGCCTGCGTCGGTTTCTTCAAACGTATGCCACTTGCCTACCGGCCTTTGCTGGTCATGGAATAAAAGCATCGGAACGCCCGAGCGCCCTTCAAGCGACTTGGTAAACGCGCCCGGCATGATTTTATCACCGCCAAAGTCAACATTCCCATATCCAGCCGCCAAGCCTTCAATCTGGCCGGTTTCGTCAATCCCTTTGATTTCCCAAAGCATGGATTTTTTAAGCATCTGGTTCACTCCCTGCCTCGGTTAAAGGCACATTCTGCATTTGCACTCGGTTGACATCGCCGCCCTCAACCGGAGGCAGATTTTCCCATGCAGCCACTTGGTTGACGTTCAACCAGCCGTTACTCAGGCCAGCGTTATAGAACGACGCACGGGCCGCGCTGTCGCCACGCAAGAGGCCTTCAAGGCTAAATTCGATAGTCACACCCGCCGTTTTGTCGGCAGGGCTTAGAAGCTGCTTTTCAAGTGCCTGTTCGATCCGCTTCAACCGGCGGCTTAAACTGAATTTCTGGAAACCCAAAACCTGCTGTTCAAGTCCCGTTCCCCAATTTGAAGCCTTGTCGCCATAGCCAACCATCGACGGCGGCACTCCGAAAATCCGGCAGATTTCCTCGCCGCTGAATTTCTTTGTTTCCAACATCTGAGCATCTTCAGGCGATATAGTGAGCTGTTCCCACTTCACCGCATTATCCAAAAGCATTGGCCTGCCCGCATTCATCGCGCCCGCAAATTTATCTTGCAATAATTCCTCTGCAAGTTTCCGCTGGTCCGGCGTCAAAGTCTTTTCGGTTGACAAAATGCCAGATGGAGTTGCCCCGTTGCGGAACATATTATTCGCAGCGGAATTAACATTTATAGCACCGTCGAAAACCGAGCGGCATGACGAAAGCGTAGACGCGCCGCCCAAAGGATTGCCGCCAAAACCGCGAACGTGTAAAACGTCTTTATTGGACCGCGTGATTATTTTCCGGTTTTCCTGCCATTTATATTCAAGCTGGCCTGCGTCATTGCGCGATACTTGCACAATATCTGGCCGGATCGGGATCAAAGATGAAATTTCACCGCTTGCCCGCCGCCTAATATCAGCAAAGGCGTTGCCGTGCAGTTCAATCCCCGCCGATAAAAACTCCCAAAAGTCAACCCGCGTCTGGTCAAAGTTTGGACTGTCATGCAATATGTAATAAAGCGGATGGTCTTTCGCCAATACCCTGTTGCCAGCGGCGTCAATCCGGTAAACCATCAGCGGCAGGGAACCAATCGTTCCCGCCAGCAAGTTCACGCAGGCCCAGACTGCCGACAATCCCAAGGCGTTGCCGCTTGAACTGTCATTATATTGCGCCAGCGTCACCATGTTGGCTCTGAAATTGGTCCCGTCCTGCCGCGACGGTGTGCCAAGATAGTCGCTTTGCATGGCCGAACTTAAAACCACTGATTTTGTCTCGGTCTGGATACCAACCATGCCAAGCGCTTTGTCCCAAAAACTCATGCGGAAAGGCTCTCTAGCCACTCGTCGGTTGAAACTGTGTTATCCCCAAATGCCATAGCAACCCCCATACTCATGCAAAGCGCAACCATGCCATCTATTCGACCAGTTGATCTTGCCTTGTCTAATTTTCTGTTTTCGTTGCTATCCGATATAGCAACAGCGTTTTTTGCGCACATTTCCAAAACAGGATTACCGCCGTGACGAATGTTGCCTTGTAAAAATTCTATTTCCGTTGCCGCAAGCGCCGGAGACATGGTTTTTGGACCCTGGATCATCATTTCAAATGCATCCAAACTTACGCCTTTGTCCTCTAAGTGACCCTTTAACTGGTCAAATTTCCAAGGATCAAAACCAATTTTCTGCAAATCCATATTGTTGGATATTTCAGCAATCTTTTTTGCGACAAATCCGTAGTCGATAACAGTTCCGCTCGGCGCTTCTATCAAACCCTCATTTGTCCAACGGCGATACGGCATCCGGTCCCGGCTTCCGTGTTCGTCAACCAAATCAGCGGGCTTCCAAAAAAACGGCTTAACGTGCCACTTCTCGTTTTTGTCTTTTGCAATTAAAACCAAAGAGCAAAGATCCGTAGTTTTTGATAAATCCAGTCCGCCATAAACTGGCGAACTATAAAATACTTCGTCATCAACCGCGCCATCGTTTCGGTCCCAAATTGACTTGGAAATGAACGGGTCTATTCGGTTCACTCGTTGATTTAATCCAAGGTTTCTGAATCCACTTTCTTCGCTTGGAACGCGAGCCGCTTTTTTTGCCCATGACTTCATGTCACTAAGTGAGCGAAATTCGCCCAATGCTGGGTTCGCTGCCGTCCAAGCCTTCGGATCTGTCAATGATGAGCCAACAGGCGCTTCGTAAACGTGACAAACAATTTTAGGGTCTTTACTTATGCGTGCGTCGTCAATCCACACAGACAATAGTGCTGCGTCGGTTGCCGCCTGCGTTGAAATTACCAACTTTAGCGCGTCATCATAAGCGCCTTGTGCGGTGACAATGGCTTCCACGAAGTCGTCTTGCTCGCCTTTTACCGAACCTAGTTCGTCAAGGATCGCCAAATATGGGCTAAGGCCCATCGCTGTCCCGGCCTCCGCCGATATAGCCTCATATTCAACATTCATCGGCAAGCCCGTGATGCGGCTGCCTGAATTTGTGATGTGTGTTATCTGCTTCAGCGCCGGGTTCAACCGGATCATTTTTGACGCAAGTTTGAATACGAGCGACGCTTGCTTACGAGATCTTGCGCCAGATATGATCTGTGTATTCTGTCGCGCCTCTGGGCCCACCAAAAACACGAGCAAAATACAGGCAATAAGGCAAGTTTTGCCGTTCTTTCTGCCGATTGAAAGAATACCCATATCGGTGCCGGCAGGATTATCGAGAACATCCCGGATGAACTTTTCTTGAAATGGTAGCAACACAAGCGGTTGCCCTATTTTTGAGCCTTCAGGTATGCGGCAGTAGCGCAAAATAAATTCTATTGCTCTGTCGCCGCGTGTCATGGATTAAAAGACCATTCGCCGTTTATCTGCTTCCACATACGAGGTATATACCCCGTGTTAGCCACCTCATTTAGCATCCATCCCGCAGCGGATTTTCTTTTTTTTGAAGCTATTGCAGCGACTTCTCTTGGATCAATGCCGCTAATTTTAACCATTTCAACTCTAGTGGCTTTTACCACCTTCCCACAGACGTGCTTAAAGCAATATACATTATCATCTGTAAAATTTTTACGCCCGCAATCCCATCCAACTTTCCTACCTGCGATAGACCATCCTTTACAAATTCCATTATCCCCCCTGATCACCGCCAATAAATCACTTATTCTAAGCCCGTATTTATTTGCCATTGCACGATGGCCAAGTAGTTCATTTCTACCGTCGAAATGAACCCATCGATTAACTTTTTCTGGAAACCGTTTGTGGGATGAATATAATAACCCAGTTTTACGAGCATTCGTTTCCGGCAACATCCATCCTAAATATGTTTGAGATTTACCAGTCATCACACCGCGTAAAGCCGCATGAGACATGCCATGTTTTTTAACCCATATTAGACGAGTGTTACTTTCAAGCCTCCCATCCTTGTTCTTAAATGTAACCAAATCTGATTTATAAGCTGGGTTTCCGGTCCCCCGATGCGCGGCTTTACAAATTTCAGAATAATTTCTTCTGGCGAATGCATATCTTTCACGAGATTTCCGCTTAAAAATGTCACCCCTATTACCCCGCTCGTGCATAATCATTACGGCAGCCCAAGACGACTTATCTTTGTGGATCATTGCCCAACAAAGATGAGCAAAAAAGTGGTCTTCTGGGGTTAGATAAATTAAATTAAAATCATCATCCCCGCCGCCGAAATATTTTGGGATTATATGATGGCGCTCAACGTAACCATGCGGCTTTGGTTTTGTCTTGCGGTCAGAAATAAATTCATTGTAGATGCGTTCGTAATTCATGGCGCGGTTCCTTCGCGTTATGGACTAGAGGCTCGGTTGCGGTTCCAACGCTTCCGGGCCTCGCTTTTCTATTAGTTTACAGTCGGCCTCGCAAGCAAGTCGTCGTCTAGCGGGTTATCTGATTCCACCTCAAAAGATTGAAGCCTGCGCTTGTCAACGTCGCGCTTCTCTCCATTCTTGCCTCGTGAATGAATGCCCAGTGTTTGCCGGTATTTCATCGCCCTGCCATGCAGATCAGCAACTATCCTAACCCGTGGGTTCTGGGCAAGGTTGCCGCTGGTCGTTGTGACGACGTAATCCTCAATATCGAGTTTTGCTTCCTCATCTCGCAATTTACGGAGAGACTGTGATAGCAATGCAGCAATCTCCAAATCGTGCGCAGTCCATTCAGCCTTGGCCTTTTCTGCTATTATCGAATGCCAGAATGGATAGTCTTGCTCAACAAGCGGAATATGCGCTGGGGAAGTTATTATGCCAAGCGCTGCTTGCATAACTTCGACTTGCGCCGCAACGCCGTCGATGCGCTGTTTTCTTTTGGCCATAATAAAACCCCATGCGGGCGGAAAACTGTATTAGTGTTTTCTTTTCTA